GTTAGCCTGGCGCTGGCCACACGCTGGCATCCGCACATCGTGGCGGCCATGAAAGAGTTTGGCATCATCAAGCAGTTGGATCAGGCGATGTTTATTGCCCAGGTCGGGCATGAAAGCACTGGCTTTACCCAGCTCGTTGAGAGCTTCAATTACAGCGTGGCGGGGCTGGCGGGTTTCGTCCGTGCCGGGCGGCTGACGCAGGGCCAGGCTAATTCCCTCGGGCGCCGGCAGGGTGAACCATCGTTGCCACTGGAGAGGCAGCGGGCCATTGCCAATCTGGTGTACAGCAAACGTATGGGGAATAACGGGCCGACCGACGGCTGGTTTTACCGCGGGCGCGGTCTCATCCAGACCACCGGACTGAACAACTACCGCGATTGCGGGGCTGCCCTGAAGGTGGATCTGGTTAAGCAGCCGGAGCTGCTGGCGCAGGACGAGTATGCAGCGCGGAGCGCGGCGTGGTACTTCGTGAAATATGGATGCCTGAAGTACACCGACGACCTGATGCGCGTCACGCAGATCATCAACGGCGGCCAGAATGGCATCGACGATCGCCGTGTACGTTACCTGTCGGCCAAGAAGGTTCTGGCATCATGATCACGGCATTCGTGAAAGCGTACTGGAAACAGTTGCTTATCGTGTCGATGCTTGCTGCTCTGGTGGCCGGCGGCGTTGTTGCCTGGAATATTCACGGTGATACGCAGTACGAGGCCGGGTATGCGCAGGCGAAGGCTGACCGCAAAGCAGAAGATGATAAAGCCCGTCAACATGATGAACAGGAGAAAGCAACCAATGAACGTGAAGCGCAGCAGAGGATCGACCAGGCGCGCAATGATGCTCTTGATGCTGCCGCTCGCGCTGGCCGGCTGCAGCAGCAGCTCGTTGCCATCCGTGAGAAGCTCAGGCAGTATAACGCCACTGTCGGCGCTGGGTCGTCAGCCGCAGACACCGGAGTTTTGCTTGCCGACGTGCTCGAAAAATCTCTCGAACGAAACCGGCAACTGGCAGAATACGCTGATCGGGCAGCTGAAGCCGGAAGGGTCTGCGAAAGACAGTACGATGAACTAACCAGGTAG